ACACTAGGCGACCGCCTTAGTCAATTTCATATCTTTAATCTTCAACCTCGTTAAAGCAAGTAATATCATATTTCCAGTCCATAGCATTCTCTTCCCTAATATGGTCGGCTAACCATTCACATAAGGGTGATCGGCAATCTACCTCGCCAAAGTCAAGTTGCTCGGCCAGTTCATCTGGAATCTCGAAAGTCCCTCCCACTGTATAGGTAACCTCCAAGTCAAGTTCTACTTTCATTGTGCGCCTCCTTTCTTTGGTGATTCTAAAATCAAAGTCATTCTCCCTGCTGTTTTCATCATTATTTTGTCCTTATGCCAATAGAACAAGAAAGTACTCCCATTCTTGGGAATGTGCAGCACATTAGTCTGTCCTTTCGGGAGAAACCTACTGACTGCAATTTTCTGACACTTTTTTCTGTTTACGAGGCAATCGGGTATTCTCGCCCCGAAACAATGCTTTCAGCTTATCTCCGTCTTGAACTTTACAAGTAACTGTGTTGATCATTTTTCGCCTCCTTTCATTGCTTCAAATCTTCAGGAAATTCATTAAATCTTCTCACTATCTCTTTACAGAGAGCATTTGAACTCTCCAAGTTGCCCATGTGAATTCTTGCTATACAAAAATTGTTGCCATCGGCAATACAGAGGTCTGAATCAACCTCGTTTCGATTTGCTCTGCCCGGCAAGGAGACGAGCTTCATAGTCTTTGTGTCTAATTCGCCTTTTGCGAAACTCCATGTTAACTTAATTTTCATGTCAAAACAGACTTAATTGTTGAAGTTCCTTAACCGTGTTACCAATGGCGAGCAGAGTGTCGCCAGTGAACAAAGAGCCATTGGCGAGTAGCAGACCAAGGATGTAGAGCTTGGCGTCTCGCTCGCTTCGACAATAGCCATATTCCAAAGAAGGGATTCGAAACTCATTCCTGCCATTCTTGGTGTAGAAGTTGTATCCCCACGCCCATTTCCCCGGCTTAATTTCTGCCGTGAAAATTTCAACAGTGTTGTCGGTGTCGGCATAAACCACAGTTCTGTTGAAGTCTTGCCGAGCTTCACCGTCGCTGAATTCGAGCACCCTCAGGTGGTCGAATACACTTTCAGATTTTTGTTTTGTTGTCTTAGTCATACGATAGTTATTTTTTTAGAAAGTTAGAATGGTTCTCTCAGTGCATGCTCGGTGTCGTAGATACTGAAGTATTCCACGCCACCGCTTTTGTCGGCAGTGCCGATGAAACTCTCGCCCTGGTGGTCATTGTACCAGTGTCGGAAAGACTTGCCCTCCTTGTTGAGCTTATTGGGGTTGAAGTGATAGCCCTTAAATTGGCAGTAGAAGCAGAGCTTTGTCTTGAAATTGGCCTGGCTAATGCCACTTCTAGCATCTGGGAAATGCTGCTTGAAATCGGCAAACATTTCGCCTCTTGGCACTTTGAGGTTGATATGGTTGCTTGTGGCATCGAAGTAAACCTCCGCCCACTGATAGATGCTCTCGCTCATCTGCTGGCGCAGAGTGCGAAGCATGATATCGTGCATTGGAGGAAGGACGCAGCCTTGACCTGGTTGCGCCCAGCCAGATTGCATCGAAACAAAATAGTAATACACGCATTCTACCATCAGATTAAAGAATAAATTCCATTGTTCATCGTCCCAATCTGAAAACAAAACATGCCCAAATTCTTCAATAGGAGTAGTTTTTCCACCGAAATAATTACTGAAGCCCATATACACTATTCGCTCTTGGCTTGACCGCGACTGGCTCCCATTGATTGCATGATTGGTAGTAATGTAGAACTTGGGCGATTTTCCTCTAGGAATAGTAAAACGAGAACGTCCTTTTGGATTAACTGTCAGATCTCCAGTTACAGCATTATAGAATCGCTCAAAGTTAAAATTGACATTCACATCATCAATAAAAACTACTCGAGACATCAAAGTCACATCGCTGAAGACAAAGTCATCATCATTCTTTGTGTTGCGTCCATCAACCCTAGCACGAGAATCCCTGCCTTTAATGTGAAGCAAAATATCTCCAATAAGCGACTTACCTGTACGGCCATTTGATTGCCCGACATCACTCAGTTCTCCATCCATAGCGATGACTGCCTTCAATTCAGTGAGGAATTTATAATCACAAATAAGATAACCTAAAGCAGTTATTTTATTTACAAGGTGTTGGCTAAATTCTTGTTGTTCAAGAGGCGTGAGATCCGTTTTTTGCCACCAGAAATTACTGGTACAACAAAGGAATTTGAGGATTTCACACTTTTCACCATCAGCAGTCATATATATTTCAAATCCATTTTCAGGAGAATATTCTATTTTGTCAATAATTTTTACTCGAGAAAACCTATGACCTAACACATGAGCTTCCCAAACATGCCCTAGAATCGCAGAGCTCCACTCAATACCATTAGGCGTAACCGACAACATTCCATTTTTAAAATACAAATTCTGCAAAAAAGGAGTGAAGACCTCAATCTCATCTTCAAGCTTATCCAAACGTTCCAACTTGTCATCCCCAAGATCACTTGTTAAACGAGCCGAAAAATGATTCCGGATGTCTTTATCTTTTGTAGACTGAAGAATATAATTCCAAACAAAATCACGAATTTCGACCGAATCAGACTGATGAACCACACCATCTTCAATCCTCACAAAGCCATAACGGCCACGCTCCATATCTGCGGTTCGTATACGATAATACCCAGCCTCATTGACAAATTTTAAAGCCTCAAAAGTATCTAAAGAAATATTTTTCTTTCCAGAGTTCTCATTTATCGTTACCGACCAAAAATTTGCATCAGTCGTATATTTACTTGCAAGAATGACCTTTCCATCATCAACTTTATAGCGAAACCTATCAAACTTAAATATCTTCAGTGGTTCAAGAAGTTTAAAGTACTTCTCAAAAAATGCATCACGGTCATTCAAGAGCCAAAAGTCTTCTATTTTTAGATCGCTCAATGTTGAGATGTTATGAATTGAGCAATATCTGCCAATGCCATCATGCGCATGAAGCGCAAAATCGATATCTCTTGCGAGTTCATCTTCTTTGCCTTTGAGAAGTCCACACAACAAATCATCAACGCCCTTATCGCCTCGATCATTCTCGTTGATATGGCCAAAGTAAACATCCACGTTGATGTTTTGATTGTGCAAGCTGTTGACATATTTCTTGAATTTCTTTGCAGCCCCAGCGAACTGACGTGGACGAAAGTCTACTGGTTCGTCGGGGCGAAGATTCTTAGAGAGCTCGCACCAATCGCTATCCATCAGTAAAACCACATTGCGAACGCCACAGCGTTGCACAATGTATTGCAAGTCGGAAGGCAACCCGCTTTCCTTGTTGCCGATGTTGTAAATTCCCTGAATGCCTATCGACAACACACCGTGCTTACAGGCTTTCTCCGCCTTTTTTTCTCCTTCCTGGATCACAAGAGTTTCAATGTGCTGCTCATCGTTGTAAGCATCGCGAATCTTCTGCGGGAAATAGAACTTGGTAGGCGCACCCTTTGGTGTGAGATACTTGCATGTGCGCTTTGCGTCCTTAGGAGTATGCAACTCGGGGTTGCTATATCTTATTCTAATGTAAGGGCGCAAAGCACCGCGCGCGCCGCGAGTGGCATACTGCTCCATGGTACCGTCAAGACGGTAATAGTATATAAGCATCTCGTCATCGCCAGGACGGATGTTGCCATAGATGTCAAGGCTGCCGCGACGGAACGCCGGCTCGAGGGTAAACGACCCGTTGGGCTGCTTGACTTTCACCATCACGTCTTCGACGGTCAAGCCACTACCCTCAAGCTGGCGTTCACAAAAACTCTTGGCTTGGATCTTGCGTTGGCGAGAAACCTCCTTCGTCAGTTTCTCGTCATCGCTTAACAAAACCACGCCAGATCGCTCGGCAACACGCTTTATGGCTTCGGGATATTTCTTGCTATCATTGCCGAAGTCGTAATACATACACGCAGCGATGGCACCACTCAACGTGAAGCCGCAATGGAAGCAATGTGCGAAATTTTTGTCGCCCTTATGGACGATGCTTAGCCCCTTGCTCTTGCCTTCGGCACCGCATTCTGGGCACCGCACATAGGAAGTGGTGCGGCTTGGTGACGCTCCAGGAATGAAGTCGCGGATATCACCAGCAGACTTCACTTTATTAATATCAACATCTGAATATCTCATTGGTTAGTGAAAAGGTGATTTCTCTCCGCATAGCGAAAGAACTCTGCCTTCTCATGAAGACCAAGGCGAGCAAGCGCATTGCGGACGTGCTGGTTAACGGTGTGAACACTTAGATATAGACGGTCGGCAATCTCATCTTTAGTGCAGCCGGCATACCAGAGTTCGAGCACACGCAACTCTGCTGGACGCAGATTGTGGTCGAACACTGGTTTGCAGACAACGCCCTCATAGCGGCATTCGCCGCGAAGGGGGCAAGGCACGCACTCAAGATGAAGGCGACCGTTGGCATCGACATCATGAATGTTGTCGATGTTGCCGAAATTACAGCGACAGAAGCGCAGCACAATCCTATAGCGCAACAATGCGATATCGGTGTCACAACGCTCAAACTCCTTGCAAAGCGCTTCATAGGCCTTGGGATAGAACTTGTCGATGTAGTCTATCATATAATCTATGATATCGGTTGATGTTTCCTCAAACCGATTGTTAGACCCATCG